CCAAGATACAAATGACCGTAAAAAATTTATTAATATTACAATCAATTATACAAACAAATGACTCGTATATATTTTCGGGATTTTTATAGTATTATTCATATAATATTATTATAATAATATATAGGATGACTAAAAACGCATTTGTGGTGATTCATTTCGGAAATAATATAAAATATTTCGAATTTGAATTGTATTTTTTAAAAAACCTTAAGTTATACACAACACAAGACATCATATATATGTATTCCGTAACGGATACACCTGATTTATTTGCAACTGAAATCGGAAAAATCGCAACACACACTATTGGATATGACGATTCTTCCACGACATTTAACGCAGTTGCTCCAAGTCATTATACACAATTTAGTACTATTCGAACGTGTAATTTTATATATGCGTATACTTTAACCCAATATGATAAGATATGTATTGTTGAAAGTGATTTAATTATAACTAAAAATATAGATGATATTTTCTTACTGAAAACTCCATCGGTGTCGTATTTTTTTAATGATGGGACAAAAAAAGTATTTAATCCAAAAATGTTATTAAATAATGCAGCACACAAAGACCCCAAATGGATTTTAAACAATTGTCAAACAGATAGTATAATTAATGGCGGGGTAATTGTAGTTAAACCAAGTATTAATATGTTCGAAAAATACACGAAAAATTTAAAGATTATTATTGAACGTAAATGTAAATATCCAAATGAAAGTCTGTTTTCGTATACAAACCCAAATTTTTACAATTTACCCGTAAAGTATAACTTGTTACATTATAATCTAACTCCTCAGAGAATTAAAAGTATGAATTTAAACCTGAATGACGTGTGTATCGTTCATTTTAATGAAACCAAGTATAAATATCTGGATATCATTAAAGAGGATTGGGTTAAGAATATGGGCGACACCGAACACAACAGAAATAAACGTAAATTCATTCTCGACTTTAAAAATAAAGTGTATGATGTATATAAAAACGAAATAAATATGGTAATTGTCAACACAGATAATGTTCTTAACCAAAAACCACCTACTCCTGTTAGCAACTCAACAGATGACAAGGCAATTTATAAAATTGGGGTAGTGCAGCAAGGAAATGTTGATATTGGCGTGTTTCAAATGACAGTCATAAATACATATGAACGCGCATTATATATAGCTAAAAAGTATATAGATAATTTACAAGTATCTGCTCGTTTTCCATACGATAACGGAAATAATACAAAACTTCCGGATGAAATATATAATACAAAATGGAACATGTCGTTACCAGCATTAACAAACACGCTTAAGTATTTATTTGAAAAATTACACCATTCGTGTTATATGTTATGTATAATGAATAACAAATACGTTATTTATAAACTTGAAATGACGGATGCGGCTCCAACGTTTGAAGCTGCAATTAAAACCCATCATTTACACATGCTACAAAACAATAATTGGATAACTCCTTACCAAAAAGAGTTTATAACTAAAGAATTAAAAGACCCGGTTCGAATATTACAATGTATTTTAAAAAAACAATATGGTAAAGATTCGGGTAATAAACAGGTATATAATGAATACGCAGAAATATTATATGATTTGAAATTACCTAATGGGGTGTTTATATTAAATCTAACCGACGCAGTAATATTAAAAAATGATGGAACTGAACCGTTTCCGATGGTTACTGGAAACGTTTCTTTGGGTAACTATAATTTTAATGAATACATACCAATAATGAGTATGTCCGGGCAGGTTGGATATAGTGATATTCCAATTCCAAATTACGACGATATTTCAATTTTTGATAACAAAAAAACAATCGATTTTTCTAAGTTTAATACAGAATGGAAAAATAAAAAAATCAAAAAAGCGGTTTTTAGAGGAGGACCTTCAGGATGTGGATATACCCCAGAAACAAACATGCGCATAAAATTGGCGCTTATGAAACTTAAATATGTAGACGTTGAACTATCGGGTAAAGGAAGAACGATTGACAGTCGCTCAATCAAGTTTGACCCTGTTTATGGATTAGGTATGTTAAATACGGGTATTAAACCGGCGAAGTCTTTTTTAACGATGGCAGAACAAAGCAACTATAAATATATCATTCATATTGATGGAAATGTAAATGCGTATAGATTACTCACGACGATGCGGACTGGGTCTTTAATATTAAGGGTTTCGAGCGTCTATCGTTCTTGGGTTGACCATTTAATTGAACCGGATATCCACTATATACAAATAAAACCGGATTTATCTGATTTAGAAAGTTGTATTGAATGGTGCATGGCTAACGACGACAAATGTAGACAAATCGCTCAAAATGGGCTGGATTTCGCGATTTCAGTATTACAAAAAGAATTTATTAAAAGTTACTTTCAAAAAATGTTGTGGTCTTTATCTGATTACCAAACAAAATTTTCACCTCGTAGTCCAAATTTCGCTCCTCCGTCAACCAATAGTAGCATTTCAACCGAAGATAGGAGTCTATCAAGTTTGAGTTTGTCAAGCAACGACACGAGTCTATCAAGTATTCCAGTTATTTCGGTTCATCCCGAATATATTGAATTAACAGGTAAACGATGTCCTAATGGCTATAAAGGGGTAACCATTCGAAATAAAAAAATGTGTAAAAAACACGCACAATCCGTTCGCATTTATCCAACACAACCCAGGTGTGAGCCAGGAAAAGAACTCAACCCGAAAACAAACCGATGTGTTAAAATATGTGCTCCAGGATATTCACGACGAGCAAGTGACTTTAAATGTATAAAAACGGCACAACACCCAGAACAACGAGCAAAAATATGTGAGCCAGGAAAGGAACTCAATCCGAAAACGAACCGATGTGTTAAAATATGTGCTCCAGGATATACACGACGAGCAAGTGATTTTAAATGTATAAAAACGGCACAACACCCAGAACAACGAGCAAAAATATGTGAGCCAGGAAAGGAACTCAACCCGAAAACGAACCGATGTGTTAAAATATGTGCTCCAGGATATACACGACGAGCAAGTGATTTTAAATGTATAAAAACGGCACAAGTGAATTGAACCAACCATCAAACATAAAAGAATACGTTAAAAAACACAAACAATACATTTTTGTATAGTTTGTATTTTTTAACGTTTTATGCGAGAGTTTAAATTATTCCTGGTAATAAATTATATCAAAATATACAGCAGAATGATAAATAGCTTTTCGGGCATTTTTAAAGTGTGTATTCGGATATATCTTTATAAATTGCTGAACTTCTTTATAAGAAGCGCTTTGTGCAATTGTTAAGTCGTTTGTAGACCACCATAACGTGTATTTATCATTTAAATAAGTATCCATATTTGGTATAATGTAAACATCGGCTTTTTCTGAAAATCTAACCTCTTTATGATTTTTCGGTAAAGTTTCTTCAATTTCAGAATATATTTGTATTCCGACGGAGTCGTTTGATTCGCAAACAGATTCGCAATCAGATTCGCAAACAGATTCGCAATCAGAATCGCTATCCTCATTTCTAGGACAAAATTGAAACATTCGAAACATTATATTAAGTTTTTGTATTATAACGATAAAAATAATAATCATTTCAATTTTTTTAATCCACATGTTTTAATTCTTCTATAACACAATTAAATAAATTCGACATATTTACGGTCATATCATTACGTATTACTTCTTGTTGTTCATTATTTAATTTAATTACGTTTTGAATTTCCAAATTTAATTTCATTATTTGTGAATCTAATTCGGTTTGTCTCTTAATTATAAACTTTTGGGATTTAAATAATAAATCATTTTTTTCCGTCAAATCATCAATATACTCCGTTACCTTATCGTGTGTTTCCAATAAATTTATATTATGTGTCATTTCGGTCTTTTCGAATAAGTCAACCAATTCATCATTTTTCAATTCAACTATTTTAATCTGTCTTTCTATTTTTTCAAATAAATAATAAATGTATAACATAACACCTATTTCAAACATATCAATCATTAATTTTAAAAACATATTATTAAATTAATTAATAAGGTCTGTTTAAACACCTTTTTTTACAAAACAATCTATGAATTTCTAGGATTTCAAACATTAAATGTAATAAAACCCCAATAATAAAAACAACCACTACTTTATTTACTATCAATTTACCAAGTATTATTCCAAACAATAAATATAATATTCCTTCACCTATACTTTCGAGCACCAAATAATTCGAATATATTGCGGTTGTTTTTGTGAATTGTTGACACGCATAACCATATTTACAATATAAACTATGAATATTTAACAAATACCCAAGTAAATGCTTTATAAAACCCGTTACAAAAAACAAAACGAACGCATTATTTACCAAATTACGTATCAATACATATATTATGCAACTATAAATACCAACAAACATAGATTCGAATATATAATTCATTTAATATAGGTTGACACAATTGTTTGTATTTATGTAATTCTATAAATGCGAAAGTATGTATATTTAGGTATATTTGAGATGAATCGAATAATGGGTCTTTACGCTGTGTTCTACTTTACCCATAAATTAGTGTGGAACATATTTATTTAAACTGACGAAGCAATTGGTTAAAATATAAATAATATATAAGTTTTGTAATATATATGTTATTCAACATAAATAAAACCCAATCTGTGTCAACAAATAATAATTTACAAAAACATTATAGTGAACTAAAAAACTCATATGCTGAGCTAGTTTCAAATAACGCTCGTTTACAGTCGTCACACGATGAACTCACCAACTCATATAATGAGTTAAAACGTTCACATGCCGAATTAATCTCAAATATTGCTCTTTTAAAATCATCAAACGAAATGTTAGAAGGTTCATATGATGAAATCAAATCCTCATACAACGAGTTAAAACGTTCACACGACGAACTAATTTTAAATAATGCAGTTTTAAATCTTGACACATTGACATCATCAGTAAACACTCAAACCTTAACACGATATGAAGAAGAATGTTATTAATTGTCATAAAATTTTAAGTTCATTAAAACAACGAGAAGTTGTAAAAAATTGAAATGCTTTTAATCCTAAGCAATATTAGTAAAAAATAAACAAACAAAAACAAACAAAAAACAAAAAAACAAAAAAAACAAAAAAAATGACAACTAAATGCGTAGTAGTAAAAAATGAATTAACAAACAAAATTGATAACGCGTTTATTATGACCACCAAGTCATCACCTGCGAAAGAACCGAAAAAAGATAATGCAAAAATTATCGATGAAAAGGTTCAACTCGCAGCTGAAAGATACCGAATCTCACAAGAAAACAAAATCCTTAAAGCTAAAAAAGCAGAGGAAATGAAGAGATTAAAGGAACTAATTAAAGAAACAGAACTTAGGGCAACAGAAGCAAAAGTTCGAAATGCTGAGGCGAAAGCAGCAGCTGCCGAAAAGAAAGCCGCAGCCAAAGAGGAAAAAGCACGTCTTGCTGAGGAAAAAGCAAGAATTACTGAAGAAAATAATATTGCTTTGGAACAAAAAAATCGTATTTCGAAAGAACAACTCCGAATACGTAAACAAGAAAATATTAAAAAAGCTAAAGAACAAAAAGAAGAAATAGCACGCAGACTTGATGAAGCAAACCGAAGGGAAACCTTAGCAATCGAATCAAGAAGGAACGAAAAACTTAGGCTTGCCAACGCAAACCTTAGAATCGCTAAAGCATCGCTTAGACACGCCGAACTACAAGAAAAAGTTGTGGAAACGGTTGATGGAGATGATTTTTACGATTCTGAAGAAAGTGTTAGCACACCATCTAAAAATATTCACTTAGTCACATTAAATACACAACATGACATTCCAGCGGTTTCTCCATTAACAGAGATAACCTCTCCAGAAGAAGCATCTGATTCAGATTCAGATTCAGAAGATGAAGATGAAGATGAAGATGATAATGATGAAGATGATGACGAATCAGTTGACGAATCAGTTGACGAATCAGTTGACGAATCAGTTGACGAATCAGTTGACGAATCAGATAAATAAGATAAAAATGAAGATAACAACTCGATTGACGAATCGGGTGATGAATCGGTTGACGAACCGGTTAAAGAAAACAACGAATCTTAAAAACAAAAA